TTTTTTGTTTTAACTTTCCCCCTGTCCCTACCCAAAGGGCCAAAAGGCAGGAGCGAAATTAACAAACACTCATACGACTACGACTTTGACGACAACAACTACTCTAAACGTACTGGTACATCTCGGATGCATCATCTTCATCTTGCAGATAACGATCATCAACAATGTGCAACGACTGAAGTCGCTCCATCGACGGGAATCCTGACAACAGGTCTTCCATCGAGATGTCAGCTTTACGCATAAGCTTATTAAAATCTTTTTCTTTCGGATCATGCATACGAGCTTCGTAATGTTCACGAATCTTCTTCGTCGAGAGACCCTCAGCAAGTGCTACTGAAAAGTATACATGACGAAGAAACTCGTACGCAATGAGATTAGTCCCCATACTGTCATACGCATTTCCGGCAGCAGACAATAGGAAATCAATTGGTGTCCGTATACCACCCGAACCAAACGGGAGCTTCCAATAGTACTTCGTAATTGGACGATAAGGTACTATTCGAGCTGTACTGGCAGGGAAATGTGGTGGGCGCGTGACGAAATAACGCTGTAAAAAGACTACGCCACGGGTCGACATTCCCCCGGCCCAATCAGGTTCGGATAAAAATGGAATGTTGTTACGGATATCTTTTATTTCCATACCAACACATGAGAGCACAAACTGAGCATAACCATTCTCATTAATGATATCATGAAGTAGGTGATGAACGCCACCATTATGATCATCTCCATAGCACGCAAATTCCACGTGCCCTGAAGCAAATAGTGCGTCCATTTGACGCCTTCGAGAGGGATTAGCCTCATAAACAACTTCAAAGTACCACCAAAAGAGAAAACCTGCAATCCAGGAATCACCATGAGACGTGTCCCATGCGCCTGAGGGCATACATCCGATTATCATTTTCCAGATGTCGCCAAAAACGTGAGTCAGGCGTTGAGTGAGCCACTTCATGACCACACTCAACAAGATTCGGTAAGCCTGAGATTCGGGTGTGTGCATAGTAAAATCAAAATACACACCACCCATGACACAATACAACTCCATCAAAGTACGATGGACTTTCATGTCATAGTTTTTAAAGTCACCGTCAAAGTAACGCATTGAAGGATTATCAGCTTTGAATTGCAAATAATAACGTAACGCACCACCATGCCACCAACGCAAAC